GCCAAGCCTGAGCATGACAGTCCCAGAAACGGGACTGGCGCCCCTTCCCCGGCCCCTGGTCGGCACTGGCGAGCCTGTTTCATCGACACGCTCGCCGCCACGTCCAACGTCACCCGGGCTGCCTCTGCCGCAAAGGTCAGCACCGCGCGTGCCTATCGCACCCGGCGGACCGAGCCCGAGTTTGCGCGAGCCTGGCGGGCCGCGCTTGCGGAGGGCTACCTCCACCTCGAAATGGAGGTGATCCGGCGCCTGCGCGAAGGCGATCCAGCGATGGGTGAAGGACAGAAGTTCGATTTTCCCAACGCCATCCGCCTGCTCGCCGCACATCGTCACGCAGCAAGCGGCGATACGGGTGCCGAACGCAATGTCAGCGCCGCCGAGGTGCGCGCCTCGATTGACCGCAAGATCGAGGAGATCCGGCGCCGCGCGAAGCAGAAGGCGCCCGAAGGCAGCGCCGCATGAGCGAGCCTTACCAATGGCTTCTCGCGGGTGAGGACAAGTCACGGAAAAAGCTGGTGGGCAAGCTCAGCCAGCAGGAACGCAATGATTTCGAGTATCTGTGGGACTACCACGCCCGGTCAGAACAATTGCCGCCGCCCGGCAATTGGCGGGTGTGGATGATCATGGCCGGGCGCGGCTTCGGCAAGACCCGCTCCGGCGCCGAGTGGGTGCGGATGATTGCAGACAGCAATCCCGATGCGCGCATCGCCCTCGTCTCCTCCTCACTTGCAGAAGCGCGCGCGGTGATGGTCGAAGGTGAAAGCGGCCTGCTGGCGATCTGCCGCCCGGAACACAGGCCACGTTTCGAGCCCTCGCTTCACCGGGTTCGCTTTGAGAGTGGCGCGCAGGCCCAACTATTCTCCGCTGCCGAGCCCGAAGGCTTGCGGGGACCACAGCACAGCCACGCCTGGTGCGACGAGATCGGCAAATGGCCGCTTGCTCACGAGCGGGCGACCCGTTGCTGGGACAACCTGCTGCTCGGCCTGAGGCTGGGCAGTGACCCGCGCATCGCCGTCACCACCACGCCGCGCGCCGTGCCGCTGGTCCAGCGGTTGGTGGCACAGGCAGCCACGGGCGATGATGTCGTGATCAGCCGCGGTTCGACCGGCGACAATGCCGAACACCTTGCCGAGCGTTTCATCGCATCGATCGACAGCGAGTTCGGTGGGACCCAGCTCGCCCGGCAAGAGATTGGCGGCGAGCTGCTGGAAGACATCGAGGGCGCGCTGTGGACCCGCTCGATGCTGGAACAGGTACGTGAGCACGGGCCACGCCCCGTGCCGCTCCGCGTGGTCGTCGCGGTCGATCCACCGGCCAGTGCAAACGGCGACGAATGCGGGATCATCGTCGCCGAACTCGGCGAGGACGACATCGCCCGCGTGCTTGCCGATTGCTCGATGGCCGGTGCTGCGCCGGCGCAATGGGCGGCACGGGTTGCCGATGCGGCGCGCGAGTGGAACGCCGACCGGGTGGTGGCCGAAGCCAACCAGGGCGGTGCGATGGTCGAAAGTGTCCTGCGCGCCGCCGACCGCGCGCTGCCGGTAAAGCTGGTGCACGCGAGCCGCGGGAAGACTGCCCGGGCCGAGCCGGTGGCCGCGCTCTATGCTGCAGGGAGGGTGCGGCACATGGGAATGTTCGCGCGGCTGGAAGACCAGCTCTGCGGGCTTCTCGTCGGCGGGACCTATGCCGGCCCCGGTCGCAGCCCCGACCGCGCCGACGCACTGGTGTGGGCCCTGACCGAATTGCTGCTTGGCCGGACCAGTCGCCCGAGCGTGCGCCAGATGTGACCGACGCCCCGCGAAGGCCCGCCTCCTGCGGAGCAGGGGGACATGGCACGTCCACCAGGCGACACGCCCATTTCTGAACGTCCTGTTCGCACCCCGCCGTCGCCGGAGATCGCCGCGGGCCGCCCCGCGACTGTCTGGCAAACAAAGGAAACCCGATGGCCCTCCTCGACATTTTCCGCTCCGCCTTCAAGGGTGGGGAGCCCGCCCGTGTGCCCTTGGCGGGAACCATGATGCAAGGCTGGTATCCGGCATTCGAGAGTGGCCCGGTCCCGCGTGTCTATGCTTACGACAGGGCCATCGCCGAGGGCTTTCTCGCCAACCCGATTGCCCAGCGATCGGTGCGCCTGCTTGCCGAGGGGATCGGCCAGGCGCCGCTGCAATGCTCCGATCCGCGCCTTGCCGCGCTCGTGACCGCCACCAGTGCGGGCCAATCGCTGGTCGAAACGCTCGCCGCACACTTGCTTCTTCACGGCAACGGATACGTCCAGATCCTCAAGGATGCAGCCGGCGTGCCTGTGGAGCTCTTCGCGCTGCGCCCAGAGCGCGTGCAGGTGGTGCTCGACCACAAGGGCTGGCCTTGCGGCTACGACTATACCGTCGCCGGGCATGCGACCCGCTTGCCACTGGAGGATGAGGACGGCTGGCCCAGCGTGATCGCGATCCGCGCCATGCACCCGCTCAACGATCACTGCGGCGCCGGCGCGCTCGAAGCAGCCTGGCAGGCGGTACTGATCCACAATGCCGCGACGGCCTGGAACCGTGCGCTGCTCGAGAACGCGGCTCGGCCGTCGGGGGCGCTGGTCTACGAGACCGGCGACGGGGCGACCCTTGCGCATGAACAGTTCGAGCGGCTGAAGCGCGAACTCGACATCGCGTTCTCGGGCGCAGCCAACGCTGGGCGACCGATGCTGCTTGATGGCGGACTGAAATGGCAGAGCATGGCGCTGTCGCCAGCCGACATGGATTTCGCCACCCTCAAGAGCGCCGCTGCGCGCGATATCGCGCTCGCCTTCGGGGTGCCGCCGATGCTGCTCGGCCTGCCGGGTGACAACACCTACGCCAATTATCGCGAGGCCAATCGTGCGCTGTGGCGGCTGACGCTGCTGCCGCTTGCCGAGAAGCTGTTCGCGGCTTTGCGCGAAGGCCTCGCACCGTGGTTCCCCGAGGCGCAGCTCGGAATCGATCTCGATCTCGTGCCGGCCCTTTCGGAAGACCGCGAACGACTGTGGTCGCAGGTGTCCGAAGCCGACTTCCTGAGCCGCGCCGAAAAGCGCCAGATGCTGGGCTTCCCGCCCGAGGAGACAAACCCATGAGCCGCGAAGACATTCTCGCCAGTCTGATGGCGCAGGCGCGCGAAGAGGGGGCAGAGCTGGTCACCCTGCGCGCGATCGTGGAGGAAGCGAGCGGGCTTGCCACCGACCGGGCCCTCGAACGGCTTGGCCTGGGCGATCCTGGCGCGGAGAGCGATCTTGGCGAGTTGCGCGAACTGCTGCAGGCCTGGCGCGATGCCAAGGCAAGCGCGTGGAAGGCCTTCATCGACTGGCTCATCCGCGGCGCTCTGGCCCTGCTGCTGATCGGGATCGCGGTGCGGCTCGGCGTGTGGTGGCGGCTGTGAGCGGTCTGAAGACCGTCGCGTCGCCCACCCGCTTCGCTGGCTATGCCGCGCTGTTCGACATCGCCGATGCGTCACGCGATACGATCCGCCGCGGCGCCTTCACCCGGACCCTTGCCGAACGCACCGGACCGCTGCCGCTGTTCTGGCAACACCGGCCCGACCAGCCGATCGGCGTGATCGAGCATGTCGCCGAAGACGCCCGCGGCCTCAGGGTGATCGCCCGAATCGACCGGCCGGACAGCCGGGCCGCCCAGCTGCTCGGGGCCGGCAAGGTCAACGGCCTCAGTTTCGGTTTCCGGACCCGCACCGCGCGCCAATCGGAAACCGGCCGCGAACTGCTCGAGATCGACTTGTTCGAGGTCAGCCTCGTCACGCACCCGCTGCAACACGGCGCTCGGGTCCATCTGGTCGACTGATTACCGCTGCATCCCCCTTTCCACCGGCCGCCGCAGGAGCGGCCTTTTTTCTGCCAACCGAAAGGCCACTGCCCCATGGAAAATGCCCCCACCCCCGTCACTGCCCCCGCCGACCCGCTCGAAGCGAGCTTCGACATCGTCGCGCGCCAGGATCAGGCCGAAGCCGACATCGCCGCGCTGCGCAGCGATGTCGACGAGGTGAAGTCCCGGCTCGACAAGGTCGCTCGCGCCGCCACCCGCCCCGCGATGGGTAGCGCGGCACCCGCCAGCGACACGCCCGAGGTCAAGAGCTTCGTCGACGGTTATCTGCGCCGTGGTCAGGAGACCGAGCTTAAGTCGATCACCGCCTCGCCGCTCGCCGATGGCGGCTTTGCCGTGCCCCGCCAGATCGATGCAGCGATCGTCTCGCGCCTCGCCAAGATGAGCCCGATCCGCTCGATCGCGCAGGTCGTGCAGACCGGCACGGCCGGCTATCGCAAGCTGGTGGCGACCACGAACGTGGCATCGGGCTGGGTCAGCGAAGCCGCGCCGCGGCCCGAGACCTCGACTCCCCAGTTCGCCGAGATCGCACCGCCGAGCGGCGACCTCTACGCCAATCCGGCCGCCAGCCAGGGCATGCTCGACGATGCCGCCTTCGATCTTGAAGCCTGGCTTGCCAGCGAGATCGCGAACGAATTCGCCCGTGCCGAAGGGGCGGCCTTCGTCAAGGGCACGGGCACCAACCAGCCCGAAGGCTTTCTCACCGGCGCCAAGGCGACCACCGATGACAGCGTCCGTCCTTTCGGCACGGTGCAATACATCGGATCCGGCAGCGCCACCGGGCTTGGCACCGCGCTCGATGCGAAGCTGATCGATCTCATTCATTCCTTGCGTTCCGGCCATCGTCAGGGCGCGGTCTTCGTGATGAACTCGACGACCATGGCAGCCGTGCGCAAGCTCAAGACTGCCGACGGCGCCTTCCTTTGGCAGCCGGGGCTCGTCGAAGGCCAGCCCAATCGCCTGCTGGGCTATCCGGTCGTCGAGGCCGAGGACATGCCCGATGTCGCCGGCGGCGCCTTCCCGATCGCCTTCGGCAACTTCCGCAGCGGCTACCTGATTGCCGAACGCAGCGCGACCCGGATCCTGCGCGATCCCTTCACCAACAAGCCCTTCGTGCACTTCTATGCGACCAAGCGGATCGGTGGCAAGGTGCTGGATTCGAACGCAATCAAGCTGCTCAAGATCGAGGCCTGAGGCACCCCGCCAGGTCTTGACCCCCGGCTGAGTGCGCGTCCCCCTTCGCCTCTCCAAGCCGGGCTCTCGCGCCCGCATCGCCTCAGGCCGACCTCCCGCCTTACCCCGGCGATGCGGGCGCATTTCGTGTGGATCACAATATGGGAGAAACCGCGATGCAGCGGACAATCGTGCAGCCCCCGGTGCCGGGCGAGGCTGCGCTGACGGAGCTCAAGCACTGGCTCGGGATCAGCCGCCCCAACGAAGACACCACCCTTGCCGGGCTGCTCGATGCCAGCCTGACCATCTGCGAGGCTTTCACCGGAAAGGCACCGCTACGGCAGACGGTCGAGGAAGTCGTTCCGCTGATAGGCGGCTGGCAGGAACTCGTCTCGCGCCCCGTCAACGACCTGACCGGCGCAACGTTGATCGCGGCCGACGGGTCGCGCGTGACGCAGACACTGTCCGAGGTGCTCGAATGGCGCATTGCGGGGAATGCCTGCGTCCAGCTGCTGCGCCCGCTTGAAGGACGGGGGCTGGCCTTGCAGCTGGTGGTCGGGATCGCCGCAGACTGGGCCGGCCTTCCCGCCCCGCTGCGGCACGGCATCATCCGGCTTGCCGCCCATTATTTCCGCGATCGCGAAGGCAAGCCCGCCGCCGTTCCCCCGGCAAGCGTCACCGCGCTGTGGCGCCCATGGCGCGACGTGCGGCTCGGATGATCCGGATCAGCCTGTCAGCCGGTCGGCTCGTGCAGCGCCTGCGCGCGCGCGCAGGGCGGATCGCGAGCCAGCATGTCTCGGCGCGGCGGCGCGATGCGTTCTCGCGCCCGAATTGGCGCTCGGCCGAAGCATTGTGGCCCGATCTGTTTGGAGAGCACCGCGATGGAAAATGACCTGCGCGCTGCGCTGATCGCCTGGCTGAGGGCCGATCCGGCGCTCGCGGCGATCAACGCGATCGAGGAAGAGGCCCCGCTCTCCGCCACGCCCCCCTGGCTCGGCATTGCCGCCAGTGCGGGAGTGGATTGGGGCACCAAGGACCGCACGGGACGCGAGATCCGGATCGCCCTCGAACTCGAGACACATACCGATCTGACTGCCGGCGATGCCAGCCTGCTGACCGCCATCGATCGCCGGGTGCTGGACCTGCCGCCCTTCAACCCCGGCTTCGAACTCGCCTCGATCCGCTTCCTGCGCTCGCGCAGCGAGGCACGCGCGGACAACCGCCGGGCGGCGCTGCTCGAATACCGCTTCCGCCTCTTCGCCCCCGTAACGGAGTAAACCCATGCCCGCACAATCCGGCGCCGCCTTCCTGCTCAAGATCGCCGACGGGGCTACGCCCCCGGCCTATCAGACCATTGCCGGTCTCAGGACCACCCAGATGTCGATCAACGGCGACACCGTGGTCGTCACCCACAAGCAGTCCGGCGGATGGCGCGATCTGCTGTCCGGGGCGGGCACGCGCTCGGTCTCGGTCAGTGCCGCCGGCATCTTCCTGGGCAGCGCAGCCGAGAACACCGTCCGCGCCCATGCCCTCGCCGGAACGCTGGACGATTACGAGCTGTCCTTCGAGGACGGCGAGAAGCTGCGCGGCCAATTTCTTGTCCAGCGGCTCGACTATGCCGGGGATTTCAACGGCGAACGCAGCTACACGCTGCAGCTCGAAAGTTCCGGGCCGGTGGTGCCCGCATGATCGCCGCCGCCAATCCGCTGCGCGGCGAAGCCACGCTTGCGGTGAACGGCGTGACCTATGTGCTGCGCCCCAGCTTCGAAAGCCTCGTCCTCGCCGAAGCCGAGCTCGGATCGCTGTTCGCCATGGTCGAACGGGCGGCGGGCGGGGCGCTGACGCTCACCGAGATGGCCACGCTCTTGTGGCATTGCCTGCCGCCCGAGGGCCGACCTGATCGGGTTGCCGTGGGTCAGGCGGTGCTGGCGATGGGGCTGGTGGAGGCGACCCGGCCCGTGCGCAGCGTCCTGGCACAGGTGCTGCAGGGCGAGGCATGAGCCCCGGCTGCGGCGGCGCCTGCTTCAGCGATGCCGCCGTGAGGTGGTGCGCCCTCGCGGCGCGGCTCCTGGGCTGGCGACCTGCCGAGTTCTGGAGCGCCACCCCGGCCGAATTGGCGATGGCACTCGCCGCCCCCGATGATCCCGCTGCCGCTCTGCCGCCGAGCCGCGACACGATTGCCCGCATGATGGAGCACGACGCCGATGACTGACAATTTCGAGGAACTGGTGATCGACGTGCGCGCCCGGACCGACGGGTTCGCTAGCGATGTCGAAGCGATGCGCCGCTCGCTCGACGGGTCGCTGGTCGACGGTTTCAGCCGCGCTGGCAATGTGCTCGAGAACGGCCTTCTTGTGGCCCTGCGGCGGGGGAGCCTCGGCTTCGACGATCTCAAGCGGGTCGCCTTCAACGCGCTGGGCGAAATCGCCAGCTATGCGCTCCAGTCGGGGCTGAACAGTCTGTTCGGCGGCGCTTCCGGCGGGGGCGGCGGCGGGCTGGGGGGTCTGCTCGGCCAGTCGATCGGGGCGCTGTTCGGCTTGCCGGGACGCGCCACAGGTGGCCCGGTCGCCCCGGGGCGGGCCTATGTGGTCGGCGAGCGCGGGCCGGAGATCTTCGTCCCGACGGCTTCGGGGCGGGTCGAGACCGGGCCGGCGGCACCCGGCCGCGACGTGCGCGTGGCGATCCAGATCGCGGTCCCGCGCGGTCAGGCGGCGCCGACCGCGATGCAACGCTCCTCGCGCCAGATCGCGAGCGCGGTGCGCCGCACGCTGCAACAGGTCTGAGCGAAAGGCGCACCCCATGGCATTCTGGCTCGCCCGCGAACGCCGCGCGCAGGAAAGCACTTTCATGCAGCGGTTCGATCCGCGCTTCTGGACCGTCAACTTCCCCCGCCCGGCAATGGCCTCCGTGGTCACGACGGGCCCTGACAGCCTGCGCGTCGATCTCGAACTGCACCATGTTGGCGAACTGGTGGGGCTGATCTGGGACAGCGTCGACAGCCTCGATCATCCCCTCCTCGCCTACCAGACCGACCGCGATTACCGGTACACCACGCTCAGCTTCCGGTGGCGTTCGAATGGGATCATCGCGCTCGACCAGCCCAATGGGCCGACACTGACGATCGAGGGGCGCGATGCGGCGGGGCTCCCCCGCACCTGGTATGTCCGGCTCTGGAACTATGCCCAAGGCACGCCCGTCGATGCGCGGATCGCCCTGCCGTTCTCGTCGCTCGAGAGCGGCTACGGCCTGCCTGGCGAGCCGATCTTCGCAGGCGATATCGACCGCATGTTCATCTCGCTGGTGGCGCCTGGCCACGTGCCCGGAAGCACCGCCCCGCTGCCCCAGCGGTTCGACGGTTCGGTGGTGATGTCCGAGATCCGCTCCGATGGTGCACGGGCGATGATCGAGCTCGGCGACGTTCTTCTCCCTCCGCATGCCGAGCGGATCGCGACCGCCTATGACGATGCCTACAACCAGACCCCGGCGCGCCTGCTGCGGCAGATCACGGGGCTCGGTTACCGCGAGGATATCGTCCACTATGTCGGAATGAGCCATTTCATGCGGCTTGCGCGTCAACCGGACGGCAAGCTCGTGGCGGTGGCGCCGGGCGTCCTGTGCGTGCCGGCGGCAGCGTGGCACGGCAACTTCTTCGCGCTGGCCGAGGCTGACGAATTCGAGGTTATCGCCTCGCTCTCCTACGAGCTGTTCGATGCCTATTGCCCGGAAGGCTGGAAGCAGCGCACCGCAGCCGGCGTCCCGGCACTGACAGGCTGGGTACCGCCCTCGACGCTGCTTTCGCCAGCGAACGGCACAGCGATGGCCTGGCTTGCCGACATCGCTCGCGCCTTTGTAGGTCTGCTGGCAGGCGCGCAACAGCCGGTGCGTTTCCAGATCGGCGAGCCATGGTGGTGGGTGACGCCTGCCCGCGAGATCTGCCTTTACGACGATGCCGCCAGAGCCGCTCTGGGCGGCAATCCGCCGGTTATCGCGGATGTCGCCGCCCCGCTCGATGCTGCGGCCATTGCACTGCTCGATGCTGCGGGTGTTCTGTTGGCGCAATCGACAGCGGCGCTGGCCGCGGCGGTGCGCGCTGCCGCCCCGGGCGAGGCAGAGGTGCTGTTGCTCGCCTTCACGCCGACGATCCTCGATCCGGCCACCCCTGAGCTTTACCGGGCGAACCTGCCGACCGGATGGGCGTCCCCTGCCTTCGATCGCCTGCAGCTCGAGGACTACGACTGGCTCACCGCCGGGGCCGACGCGGCCCGCCGTGCGGCATACGCCTTCGTGGACGCAAGGCTCGGCTATCCGCTGGCCGATCAGGACTATCTGGCGGGCTTCGTCCTCGACCCGGCCGATGCCGAGACCTTCTGGGCACGCATCGACGCCGGTCTCGACGAGGCCGCCGCCCGCGGCATCGCGCGTCGCTATGTCTGGGCGCTGCCGCAGGTCAACCGCGATGGATACACCCGCCTCGCCTCTCCCTCGGAGCCATCCATGGACCCCTTCGACGACCTGCCCTACCCCTTCGCGCTGGGCCGCAGCGCTTCTGTCGCGCCCGAGTTCTCGACTTCGATCGCGGTCACGGCCTCGGGGCATGAACGGCGCAACGCGCTGTGGTCGGATGCGCGGCTGCACTTCGATGTCGGCCCCGGAATCCGATCGGAAAGCGAGCTGTCCGCGCTGATCGCCTTCTTCCGCGCCCGGCGCGGCCCGGCGCGCGGGTTCCGGATCACCGATCCCTTCGACAACAGCTCCAACGGGATGACCGGCACTCCGACGATGCTCGATCAGTTGATCGGGATCGGCGACGGGGTGAAGACCGATTTTCAGCTGACCAAGTCCTATGGCGGGGCCGAGCCGCAGGTGCGCCCCATTACCCGGCCGCACCCGCAGACCCTGCTTGTCAGCGTCGGCGGTACGGCCAGCACGGCCTGGACGCTGGGCGACAAGGGTCTGCTCCGCTTCGTCGCGGCGCCGCCCCCAGGGGCCGAGGTTCGGGCGGGCTTCCATTTCGACGTGCCGGTGCGCTTCGCCGAAGACCGGCTCGATGTGTCGGCAGTGAACTTCGCGGCCGGCGAGGCGCCCTCGGTCCCGCTGATCGAGATCCGGGAGAGCGCCTGATGCGCGTGTTCTTCGACCGTGAGCTCGACACGGTGGCGACCTTCTGGCGGATCTATCGCCGCGACGGCACGGCGCTCGCCTTCACCAGTCACGACCGCGATCTGACCTTTGGAGGGATCACGCATCGCGCCGCCCCCGGCATGATCCCGGCCGCGATCCGCCTCACAAGCGAACTCGCCAATGACAGCGCCGAGGTGCAGGGCGCGCTCAACCACGATTCGATCCGCGAAGCCGAGCTTTCCGCCGGGCTGTTCGACGATGCCGCCATCGAGATCGGCGCGGTCGACTGGTCGAGCCTCGATCACCACACGCTTTACACCGGACAGATCGGGCAGATCGAGGATGACCAGTCGCAGTTCTCCGCCGAGCTGCGCTCGACCAAGAGCTTGCTCGAACAGGACCTTGTGCCGCGCACCAGCCCGACCTGCCGGGCAGAGTTCTGCGGGCGCGGGTGCGGGCTTTCGGCGGTGCGCTTCACTTCGGTTCATCCGCTCGCCGCGATCGACCTCGAGGCGAACCGGGTGCGGTTTGCCGGGCTCGACAGCGAAGACCATGTCGATGGACGGCTGCGTTTTCTGGCGGGGCCACAGACCGGTATCGCCTTCGTGATCATCGATGCCGATGGCGACTGGCTGGTGCTCGACCGGCCGCTGCTGGCCGGAACCGTGCCGGGCACCCGCGCACAACTGCGCGAAGGCTGCGACCACACCATTGCCACGTGCGGGAGCCGGTTCGGCAACGCCGCCAATTTTCGCGGAGAGCCGTTCCTTCCCGGGAACGACCTGCTCGCGCGCTACGGCCAACCATGAGCGATCCCGGCGCACAGCTCGCGACAGCCGCTGAGTCGCTTGTCGGGTGTCGCTTCCGGTTGCATGGGCGCGATCCCGATACCGGGCTCGATTGCATCGGCGTGGTTGCCTGCGCCCTTGCGGCCTGCGGGATTCGCCCGGTCTCGCCTGGCGGCTATGGCCTGCGCAACATCACGATCGATCATTTGCTGCCGCTTGCGCAGCAATCGGGTCTGGTGCCTGCGAACGGCCCCTCGCATCGCGGCGATGTGGTGCTGATCGGATTGGCGCGCAGCCAGCACCACCTCGTCATCGCAGTGGACGCGCAACACGTCGTTCATGCTCATGCGGGGCTGCGACAGGTGGTGCGCCAACCTCTCGATCCAGCCTGGAAAGTCCACGCGCTGTGGCGCATCCCAACTTATTCGGAAGGTTAGTCCCATGGCGACACTGGTTCTGACCGCCCTCGGCAGCGCGATCGGCGGCCCGATCGGCGGCTCGATCGGCGCGTTTCTCGGCCAGCAGATCGATCGCCGCATCTTCGGACCGGGCGGCCGGGAAGGCCCGCGGCTGCGCGAACTGGCGATCAGCACCTCAAGCTACGGCCAACCGATCCCCCGCCAATTCGGGCGGATGCGCGTGCCCGGGACGGTGATCTGGTCGACCGACCTGATCGAGAGCAAGCGCAAGGAGAAAGGTGGCAAGGGCCAGCCTTCAACCACCGTCTATTCCTATTCGGCCTCTTTCGCGGTGGCCCTTTCGAGCACGCCGATCGCACGGCTCGGCAGGATCTGGGCGGATGGCAATCTGCTGCGGGGTGCGTTGGACGATCTCAAGGTCGGCGGGACCTTGCGGGTCTATCGCGGCTTCGGCGACGATCCGGTGGATCCACTGATCGCGGCGGCAAAGGGCGGTCAGGCCCCGGCCTTCCGCGACTGCGCCTATGTGGTCTTCGAAGACCTCGAACTCGGCGACTACGGCAACCGCATTCCCGCACTCAGCTTCGAAATATTCGCCGACGGGGGCGAAGCGACCGTGTCTCTCGCCCAACTGGTGCCAGAGGCTACGCCATTTGCCGCCACTCCACCGCTCGCCCACGCCCGAGGTTTCGCCGACGAGGGCGGCCCGCTGGCTTCCACGCTGTCGGCGATCGACCAGGTCATTCCGCTGGTGTGCATGTCGGGCGGTGAGGGGCTGACGATCGCGCCGCGCGCGGCTCCGCACAGCGACATCGTGACCTTGCCAGCCCAGCTGGCGCAGGCGAATGTCAGTGACGAGGAGGCGCGCCGCAAGCAGCGCGCTGGCCTGCCGGCGCGCATGCCGGCGGCGCTGCGCTACTATGATGAAGAGCGCGACTACCAGACCGGCGTACAGCGGGCCGCCGGCACGCGGACTGCAGGGCGCGAATTGATGATCGATCTTCCTGCCACCATGACCGCAAGCGGCGCCCGGCAGCTTGCCAATGAGAGCGCCAACCGCGCTCGCTGGCAGCACGAGACGGTGACCTGGCGCATCGGCGAGCTCGATCCGCGCGTCACGCCCGGCTCGATTGTGCGGTTGCCTGACGCACCCGGCCACTGGCTGTTGCGATCCTGGGAATGGCTGGACCGCGGTATCGAGCTCGAGCTCGAGCGCCTTGCGCCTGTCGGCGGGGTGCCGAGGGCGAGTGATCCCGGCCAAAACCTGCCACCGGTCGACCTCGTCATCCCGCCGACATGGCTTGCGGCGACTGAAGTGCCGTCCGACGGCAGCGCCAATTCGGCAAACCCTGCGATCTTCGCCGCCGCTTCGGCGCAGAACAGCGCATGGCGCGGGGCCGCGCTCTTCGCGGTTCAGGGCACGGCCCTCATCGATCTCGGCACGACCGGCACGCAGCGGGCACTGATGGGTGTCCTCGACGAACCGTTGGCTTCCTCGCAGGCCTTGCTCCTCGAGCCGCGGGCCGAGATCGTCGTCGCACTGGTCGCCGAGGATCTCGGCTTGCCGGAAACCGACATGGCCGGTCTAGCAGCCGGCGCGAACCGGGTGATGGTGGGCGGCGAACTGATCCAGTTCATGCGAGCCGATCCGCTTGGCGAGGGCCGCTGGCGCCTGTCCGGGCTGCTTCGCGGGCGAGCGGGAACGGAGCCTCAGGGCGCCCGCGGCCATGCCGCCCAGACTCCGGTTGTCGTGATCGACGACAGTCTTGTCCCGCTCGACCCCCTGCTGGCCCCGCCCTCTTCCAATACGCGCATCGCCGCGATCGGGACCGGCGATACCGACACGGTGATCGCGCCGCTCGCCAATGCCGGGCTATCGCGTCGGCCACCGTGTCCGGTACATCCGCGAGCCCGCCGAGAAGCCGATGGCACGACGCAGTTCTCCTGGACCCGCCGCGCGCGCGGACAGTGGCGCTGGGAGGACAGCGTCGAGGTTCCGCTTGTCGAGGAAAGGGAGGCGTATGTGGTCGGATATGGTCCCGTCGATGCGCCCCACGTCGTCTGGCAGCGCGACGTGCCGTCTCTGCGCCTGTCTGCAGCGGAGCTGGCCGCTTTGCCCGCAACCCACGCCCCCGCGGCGCTGTGGGTGAAGCAGGTCGGCACGCACGATCACTCCGCACCACTGCTGCTTGCATCATTGTCCTGA